GGTGGTGGTGACCTCGATCGTGATTTGCTTGAATTGCTTGAGCCAAAAGTTGATTGGCGTGAGATGTTGCGTGAGTTTGTGAAGTCAACATGCCACGCAAAGGATACGTCCTCATGGCGTAGGGTTAACCGCAGATTTTTGTCTGCCGGTACTTATATGCCGAGTTTGATCGGTGAGAAGGTTGGTCACATGGTTATTGCCGTAGACACATCGGGTTCGGTTGGTCAGGAAGAACTGTCGGGATTCCTAACAGAAGTTAAGGGTATCGCAGAAGAAGTTAAGCCGAGCCAAGTGGACTTGATCTATTGGGATAGCCGAGTAGCCGCACACGAAGAGTATACCGAGAACATGGTGGGCGACATCATCAACTCTACTAAACCTAGGGGCGGTGGTGGTACGTCACCCTCATGTGTATCAGCGTATCTGAAAGAGAAAGCAATCGTACCTGAGTGCGTCATCATGCTCACCGATGGGTATGTTGGTAGCGACTGGGGTAGTGACTGGACTGCGCCTGTACTGTGGGCGATCGTAGGAGGAAACGATTGTGTTGCAGACAATGGCAAAACAGTTCATGTCAAGGATTAAATGGTTTTATCTAACAAATGTTAGGAGGTATCAGATGGTAGTAGTCGACTTAGGGTACAAGAAAGTTGTACTTAACAAAGAACGTGCAATGGCTTTGGTAGAAATACTTGAGACCGGAGACGTTTACGAAGAAGTGTATTGGAGTGAAACCGACCGCATCCGGTTGGGTATGGGTAACGAGACTTACACGTACCACGTGTATCCGAACGACACCAACTTTAGTATGCAGATCATGAGCGAGTCTAAGTATCAAATGGCTAAGTTAGCCGGTAAACCTGTTAGAAATTAAGGAGAAATGAAATGAGTATCAGTGCATCAGCAGTATTAGTCGAGTTGAACATCAGCGTTTGGCCTGCCGCAAAGATTGATCGTGAAATTACGAGTCAAGTCAACGCCAATGCGTCTGCACATAAGGACGCATCCCAAACCAAGAAGAACCTGTTTGCGGGTACAAGCCTACGAGCAGACATCGAGAAGTTCGCCGCAAGAGTGCGACTCTACAACAACCAACACACCCTGCCATGGGCAGACAAAGGTGAGCGTATGTTGCCGACCAAGTTGTTCATGGATTACAAGCAGACCATGAATGGCTACGAGCGTACGTTCAATATGTTGTGCGATAACTTCTTTGATGAGTACGAGACATTGGTTGAGGAAGCCAAGGTCAATCTCGGTTCGTTGTACAAGGCAGAGGACTACCCCGACCTAACAGAAGTTAGGAAGAAGTTCAGCTTTAGACGTAGCGTGAAGCCATTGCCCGAGGCTGGTGACTTTCGCTTAGACATACCCGCGCATGACTTGGAGGAAATGCGAGCCGCGTATGAGAATCAATATTCTGAGAAGCTGGCCGAAGCGATGCGCACACCATGGGAGCGTCTGCACGAAGTTCTCTTGGGTATGTCCAAGAAGTTGGAAGACAACGGAGACGGGAAGAAGCGTTATCACGACTCATTGATTACCAACCCATTGGAGTTGTGTGAGCTGTTGACAAAATTAAATGTTACTAACGACCCCAAGTTAGAGGATGCACGTAGGCAAGTAGAGCTAGCGATGCTTGGTGCTGACATTGAGGAAGTTAAGGACAGCGCCATCGTGCGTGAGAATTTGAAGTCCAAGGTCGATGCGATCTTGGGTAAGTTCGAGTGGTAATAACAATTGTTAGGAGTAATTGAATATGAGTATGAATACATTGAACCTGAGTAACGTGGTGCTTAGCGAAGACTTGGAGAAGCATCGGGACAAAGTTGCGGGCGTGCATGATGTGATCGAGCCCGTGATTAACCGACTGGCTACGTTGAATCCTCTGTGGACGTTCGTAGCTACAAACCGACCATACAACATGCAAGCGGGATTCAAGGTGACTGACTTTGTAGTCAAGCTAGATGGTGAGGTACTGGGTCAGATTGGTACGAGCTACATGGGTAGCCGTGGGGTGGTCATTGCTATTACCAACGATCGTATTGGTAGGAACAGACAGCGTAGTGAATCGTATCGTACGCAGGATGCAGACAAAGCTGTACTCATGGCGAAGAAGATGTTCGGCAAGATGAATCCGACCGAGCGTGTTTCTAAGGCTAGAGAAGCGGCAGAACGTGTAGTGACTCGTGCATCGTGGAACAAAGAGCGTGAGCGTAACAACCTCAGAAGTTCGGTGAAGGGCGAGATGATGCAGTGGGTTGAGACCAAGGGCTATGCAATGTTCTTAGAGTATGTGGAGAAAGAAGCATCCACTATTGTGCGTAACACCATCAACAACAACATCGAGAAGCTAGAGACACTCGACACTGAGATGAAGACTATTGAGAAGGTGCAGGAGCAGTTCACCAAGAATAAGACCGCGCTAGTAGTCAGAGACTCGGGTAAGTATCTAGTTAAAGTAGGTGACAAAGTAGACCTATATGATGATAATAGCCTCCCTTTGGACGTACGAATGAAGGTAGGCATGCTCAAGTTGGTAGAGGACGAGCAGTATCTCACCGACATCGGTTGCAAAGTCACGAGTGAAATATTTGTGTTGTTGGTCGACAAAGCCTAACAAATGTTAGAGAAGGAGAATGAAATGAAAGAGTTGAAATACAGTTCGAAGGCCATTCCATTGCGCCCATGCGATCATCCTAAGTTCAAGTGGGTCAATGCCGCATCAACAGACATTCGTAGGACATTCCGTAAGGCACGCTTGCTTATCCGTATCACCAAGGGAGCAGCGTATGAAAGCCGTACTTGAGTTCACGTATCCACAAGACGAAGGCAAGCTCAAGCATGCGCTCAAAGGTGAAGAGTATTACCTTGCGTTGGTTGAGATTGACAGGGTGTTGGGTATGGGCGATCACCCCGAACAACTACTGGATAGGATTGCGGATTTAGTTGCGAAGGGATTAGCCGAATGAATGGGTTTGTAAACCGACAGCTCCAGCTTGGTAGTAAGCAACCCATACACAAGTACAAGCTGTGCAACAAATGCGAAGAGATGCGTCCCCCCGAGGGGGGCATCGAATTGTCACCGACTAGGTGGTCGTGTGCCGGATGTTGGACTAACCGAGTAACCAAAAGGAATTTATTAAATGCCGAGACCAAAACCGCCTGAGCCTATTAAGGTTACGAGTATCCGCTTGACTGCAAGACACAAAGCCATGCTCGAAGAATTAGGCGGGTCAGTGTGGATACGCAAGATGTTGGAGAAGCACGCCAAGATGCCAAAGAAGTATTACGACAACCTAGTAAAGGAGAAAGATGACAACAGGAATTGAGAATTTAAAACCGGAACAAAAAAAGAAAGGGCGGGGACTTGGTAAGAAACCTGCGCTTTTCTGTACGAGCTTGCGTCTACCAAAGGAGGTGATGGACTACTTCAACACCAACCATGCGTATACAAAGCAAGCCAAAATGAGAGAGATTCTTACCGATTACGTTAACAACCAAACCAAGGAAACACCATGATTGAATTAATTGAAACTACAACTGACAAAGCAAAAACCAAAGCTGAGCAAGTACGTGCGTACGTAGCCAAGAACCCCAAGGCTAAGCCCGCAGAGATTGCGAGTGCCGTAGGCACAGGGCTTCAGTACGTCTATACAGTTATGTGGAACGTCAAGAAGAAAGCCAAAGCGCAACGAGCCAAGGCTAAGGCGGCTAAGATGGCAAAGGCAAACCAATGGAAGAACATTGCGTTGGCTTCATCGGGTATCCCTCATTACGAGGACTCTGTTACGGATACGACACCCAAACGTATGGCAGAACTTGCGTATAAAGTGGGGGCGAAGGCGGTGGCGAAGGCGAAAGCAAAACCTGATCCGGTGAATCACCCTGCTCATTACAAAGTAGGTGGTATCGAAACGATTGACTTCATTGAAGCCAAGAAGCTCAACTACAACATTGGTAACGTGGTGAAGTACTTGACCCGTGCCGACCACAAAGGCAACCGCAAGCAAGACCTCGAGAAAGCGCTGTGGTACTTGAAGCGTGAGATCGACAGCCTGTCCTAACAAATGTTAGGAGTTAGGGAAACCACTAGCCACCTTCGGGTGGCTTTTTTACGTCTGTACTATTGACTTTGTCAAACCCTATGCTATCATCAAGACTCGAAAACTTTTTGGAGTATCAGATGAGGTATGAAGACGCGCAATTAGAAGACAACATATTGCTCTGCCCACGTTGTAGTAGCAACAACTTGCACCAAGGTGCAGTCACAGTATTCAATCGCACCGAAGATGCCGAGAACGTACAAGTCACGGCAGTCACACCGGACAGCGAAGCGGTAACAACAACCATTACCAACCGAACCACAAGCAACCCAAGCTCTCGACGTCACGGATTGCTGATTGACTTTGAGTGTGAGCTTTGCCACAACATTGGCAAGTTAACCCTAGCTGTGTATCAGCACAAAGGTCTGACGCTTGTGGAATGGGTGAAGTAATGGCAAGCACACCTGAAGCCAAGGTCAAGGCAAAGATTAAGGCAATCCTCAAAGCCCACAACGTCTACTACGCTATGCCGATCGGCACTGGCTACGGCAATAGTGGTGTGCCCGACTTCCTGTGTTGCGTCAACGGCAAGTTCTTGGCAATCGAAGCCAAGGCGGGTAAGGGCAAAGTTACTGCGCTACAACACAAGAACCTACGTGAGATACAAGACGCAGGGGGCATAACCCTAGTTATTAATGAAGAGAGTTTTAATCTGCGCCCATCCCCCCTTGAGTTTGTATTGAAAGAACTTGCATGCCTATAAGCCGACAACAATTGGTTAACGAATTGATGCCCGCGCTAGATAAGTTGTTTGGGCAAACGTATGCAGAGCTTAATCGCACCGAGTACCACATGAAGAGAAGATACGGCAAGTGCACCATATACCGATGGGACTTTGTTCAAGGCAAGCGAACAAGCACAACCCTAGCCAAAGGCTTAGACAAAGAGACAGCCGAGGGCATGATGAAACTATTAAAAGACCCTGTATGAACATCCTAACGATTGACTTTGAAACATATTATTC